ATTTACATGTTTATCAAAAACATGAAACAATCAGGAAATAATCAGGAAAAAGTCGGGAAAAACACGGGACATCATCAGGATAACTTTTATCGTATTATGATATTGTCGCATGATTGCGATAGAACTATTCACGAGTGTCCTAATTTAGGTTCGATGTATTTTAAGCCTCAACATGCTTTAACTGTTGTCATTTGAGTAAATAATCTTTTTATGTGTACCGCAACTCGAGATTTAATCAAATGTTGGCTAGTAATAGCTGTGTGGAAAGCAAGAAGACGGTGGACTTCAGACACCGCAAACTGGCAGATGGAGGTAGGGTCCATAATCCACATTGGAACTGGTAAATATCCTCAATTACTTAATAAAAAACTTTGTTGTCTTACGCATTACGCCAGTTCCATATTATCGTGGTAACAAAATTTATTATAAGGAGATGAAGAAGCTCCTCCTTTACAATTAGTCGAGAACCACGATTATGCTGATGTGGGCCGATGGCAGGCTACTGAGTTTTCAACAGTTTCTCAGGAAAGGCGGTTCGATTCCGTCAATCAGCATTAATACACTTACTATAGGTGTTATTAAACTTATGATTTCTCCGTTTTTTTCTATATTTAATACGCAAAAGTATTTACAATAATACGCAAACGTGATATTATAATAGATGTAGAAAGGAGGAAAGATATGGCTAAGAAAAATAAAAAGAAGAAAGCAGAACAACAACTCAAACTGAAAACAGCAAAATATGGAGCCATTGCTGCTTGGGCAATACCGGCTTTACCAATTGCTGAAACAATCAGAGATGTAGTTAAATACCTTCTTCTTAAAAATAAATAGTTAAAGCAAAGGGTAGGGATAAAACCTTGCCCGCTTTGCCATATCTAATTTTATCATGAGTAAAGATGAAAAGAAGTATGAGAAGTACAAAAAAAGTATTAAATGGGCTCTTATTACTGGTGTAGTTGCTTGGACCGTTTATGGGGTGGTGCACACATGGATAGGATAGATTTAGATAATCCTAATATCATGGATGCAAAGGAAGCCTCTAAAATTTGGGGACATTCAGAGAGTTACGTTAGAATTTTCTATAAACAGAACCCAGAAAAATTTCCTAAAGGATCAATAAGGAAGTTTGGAACAACATGGGTAGTAACTACTGAGGGGATGGAAGCAATAACAGGGATGAAAGACCCCAGGAAAAACAATGAATAGGGCGATGGCTTAACCAGCTGTCGCCTTTTAATTTACATTCAATTTGGAGGTGTGGTGATATGACATGACGAACCAAGAAAAGGCGGAAAAAGATTATTTAGCAGGAATGAAGTATAAAGACATTGCTGTTAAATATGATGTGTCTATCAACACTGTTAAATCATGGAAAAAGCGAAATGGTTGGTCAAGAGGTGCACCTAAAAAATCTAAAGGGGTGCAACCCAAAAAGAAAAGGGTGCACACAAAACAAGAAAAAGTTGCACCATCTTTGCCATCCCCAGAATTGCCGGAAAGTGATGAGCTTAACGATAAACAGAAAGCCTTTTGTTTGTACTATTTGCAAAGATATAACGCCACTTGGGCTTATCAGAAAGCATATGGTGGAAGTTATGATACAGCTCGGACTAACGGACCAAGATTGCTTGCAAATGCTCGCATTAAAAATTATCTCGCTGAGCTTAAAAAGCAGCAGTCACAGGATTTGTATTTAGATGCTAATGACATCTTAAAGCAGATAGCAAAGCAAGCCTTCGCTGATTATGGCGATTATATCGACTTTGGAAGTGAAGAGGTAATAGAAGTTGATGCTAAGGGGATGCCTGTTTTTGACCCAGAGACTGGTGATTATAGGAAGTATACACGGTCATTTGTTAACTTAAAGGATAAAGAGGAAGTTGATACCTCATTATTGAAAAAAGTTAGTATTGGCCGTGATGGTGTGGTTGTTGAACTTATGGATCAGCAGAAGGCATTGCAACTATTGCTTGATCGTCTCCCTGAACCAGAAGTTAACGATGAAAGTACCAACTCATTACTCACAGCGCTTAATAATGGATTGCAAAAGATATGGAGTGATAAGAAGAATGAAGACGATAAAGGGTAGATTTCCATTTACTCCATTCAGCCAAAAACAACTTCAAGTGTTAAGCTTGTGGGCTAATGATAAATTGAAAGACTATGAAGCTATTATCTGTGATGGCTCAGTTCGTGCTGGTAAAACCGTTGTGATGTCCCTTTCTTATGTGTTGTGGTCAATGACACAGTTTGATGGTCAACAATTTGGAATGGCTGGTAAAACAATTGGTTCATTTAGACGTAACGTATTGAGGCCATTAAGAAGCATGTTGGAAAGTGAAGGATACCTGATTAGAGATTCACGGTCTGACAATATGGTGACGATTAGTAAAAATGGTCATACAAATTATTACTTTATCTTTGGTGGTAAAGATGAAGCTTCTCAGGACTTGGTACAAGGTATTACCTTAGCTGGGTTCTTTTTTGATGAAGTTGCTCTAATGCCTCAATCATTTGTTAATCAAGCAACAGCCCGGTGTTCAGTTGCAGGTGCAAAAATGTGGTTTAACTGTAACCCAGAAGGGCCATATCACTGGTTTAAGCTTGAATGGATTGATCGGCTAGAAAATAAGAAGGCGTTGAGACTTCACTTTATGATGGCTGATAATCCATCACTTAGCCAAGAAACCATTGATCGCTATAACCGTATGTTCTCTGGCGTTTTCTATAAACGCTTTATCTTAGGGATGTTGGTACTTGCTGATGGTGTTGTTTACGATAACTTCAACAAAGATGAGATGGTTGTAACGCCACCTCAAAATGCTGTTTGGGAAAAACAATGGATCAGCATTGACTATGGGACACAGAACCCCACCGTATTTAAGCTCTGGAGCTTGTATAAGGGCGTTTGGTATAACAATGACGAATATTACTACTCAGGGCGAGAAAAGGGTAAACAGAAGACTGATGAGCAATATATCGATGACTTAGAGGACTTCTTCTACAACAACCGATTAGAACGCCATTTAGTTAAATTGATTGTTGATCCCTCAGCTGCTTCATTCAAAAAATCATTACGTAATCGTGGCTTTAAGGTTGTTAATGCTAACAACAATGTGATTGATGGTATCCGTTTCATGATGACCCAAATGAACGAGGGCAAAATGAAATGGACCGATAAATCAGAACACACAATTAAAGAATTTAATTCTTATGTTTGGGATACAAAGGCCGCTGATCGTGGTGAAGATGCAGTTGTAAAGGAACATGACCACTGCATGGATGCGGACCGCTACTTTGCAATGAGAGTTCTATACAAGAAACCTGGTACTAAAGTTAGACTTATTAAGGAGGGAATTTAGTTGGAGAAGTATCTTAATGAACGTTGTATTGTAAGTGAGGATGACGTTTTCTATTACAATAGCGATGATGATATTACACGTGCTGATGTAATGCGATTTATTTTAGAAAACGAAACTTTATCTTCAAAATATGCTTCTTATGGCCGTTACTACAAAGCAAAACATGACAAGATCATGAATGCTCCAAAAAAGCCTAACAACAAGCCGGATAATCGTCTTATTCTAAATTATCCTAAAAAGTTGGTTGATACTTATACTGGTTTTGCTGTTGGGAAGCCAGTACAAATTACCCTTCAAGAAGATATGGCTAACAAGGCGCTATCAGAGTTTAATCAAACTAGAAATATTGATACTTTGCTTGCTAAGGTTTGGAAAGAGTCCGCTATTTATGGTCGGGCTTATTTTTATGTCTATGGCGCTAACAAAGAGATTTATGTTACTGACGCAACACCAATGGATTGTTTTATTATCTACGACAATACGGTAGCTCACGAACCGTTATATGCTGTTAGATATGCCAAAGTTGGTCCATCTCAACGCTATCAAGTAACAATTTACAGTAACGATTACCAATATAATTTTGAAAGTGGTAACGGTAGAGAAGGTCTAGGAGACAGGAAACAAAACCAGTTTCACATTATCCCTATCATCGAGGTTGTGGAGAACGATGAAAGGTTAAGCGTAATTGCTAATGTAAAGACGTTAATTGATGAGCTTGATAAATCATTAAGCGAGAAAGCAAATGATGTTGATTATTTTGCTGATGCTTATATGAAAGTCTTAGGCGCTTTGTTAACCGATGACCAAATCAAACAATTACGAGATATGAGAATTATTAATCTCAAATCTTCAAATAATGAAGATGACCAGGTTGAAAATCTTGATGTTGACTTCTTAAGCAAGCCTAATGCTGATGAAACTCAAGAAAATCTAATCAATCGGATTGTTGATAATCTTTATCAAATTTCAATGATTGTTAATTTGAATGATAAGGACTTTGGTAATTCAACTGGTGTTGCCTTGGAAATGAAATACAAGCCAATGATGAACTTAGCAACATTAAAAGGTCGTATGTTTGCTCGCTCTATAAAGCAGATGTATAAAGTCATCTTTGCTTCCGACTTAATTAAACAAGTGGACGCTGATACCTGGAAAGACTTGGATATTAATTACCAGTTCGACTTACCACACGATACCTTAACAGAAGCACAGACCGCCCAAGCTTTAGCTAATTTAGGAATCTCACGCCTAACTTGGCTAAAAACAATTTCTGCTGTAAATGACCCTAAACAGGAGGAAGAGAACATGGACGCTGAAAAGCAAAAGCAACTTCAACAGAACTATGATTTCTTGAAAGGAAAACATGCTGTAACGGACGGTGAAGCTAATGACAACAGTTCAACAGGAAAAGAAGAGAATAGAGCAGTTACTGAGTAGAGATGATAAGACGGATAAACAGCTTGAAGCAGTCTATAACGAAGGAGTAGACATGCTGAAAGCAATTATCAATGAAATCTTTACTAAGTATGCAATTGATGGCGTTCTCGTTCCTGCTAATCTTTCTCACAAGGTAACGAGAAGTGACATGATGCTTCTTAAACGCCAATTTGATAAACTTCCTGATGATTTAGAGTTACCAGCAAAAGAAAGAGAAGAGTATTACATTGCTGTTAGCCAAAATTCACAGAAGAGCTTAATCACCGCTGTAGTCGGTATGGCTCTAATTGGTTTGACTTATAAAGCAAAGAGCATTATCCATTCAAACAATCAAACTGCTGCTAAAGAGGAAGTTGATTATTTGAAGAAGAATAATAGCTTTACCAAAACTCAGCAAAAAAGGTTAAATCAAAAAGCTAAACAAGTTGCTCAACCTGAATACAAGTTGCCATCACAGAATGATATTTATGTGTCGTGGCCGGAAAGGTTATGGTTAGACCATGATAGATTACTTAATCGAATTGACGATAACATTAATATCATGCTTAAAAAGGGGATGACACCAGCTGATATTGCTGATGTTATGTTCCCTGGTAATGCTGAAAGTATGCGACAAGATAACATACCAAAAGCAATGAGAGATGCTGCTATTTCAGCTAAACGAATTGCTAGAAGTGAGGCTGCAAGTAGAGAAGATGAATTGGACGAGCAAGCTTTCAAAGCTAAGAAGGTTAAATACTTTGGATGGGTAACAGAAAAAGGTGCATGTAAAAAGTGCATTGCAAT